CCGCGAATCCTTGCCCGTGACGAAATCGATGGCCGACACGAGCACGGCCGCCAGGCACGTCAAGGCGGAGGCGGCGACCGCGAAGACCAGCACAACCAGGAGCAAGACCCCGCCAATGCACTGGCCGCTCAACTCCACTGCACGCTTCATGGCGGTAACTGTAGGTTGCGAACTGTGACAGTGTACGGCCGATGCGGGCAGAACGTTGCGCACTATGCAGTGCGGATGAACCGGACGGGCCCATCCTGGTGGGCCCAAATCAACCCCCCCAGGCGCGCGGAGTGTGCAAACCGACCGTACGCCCCTGGGCGGGCATCCGTGCCGCCGGTCATCGCGCCCGTGATGGGCTGGGGCTGAACGGTCATCGTCCCCGCATCCACCCGGTAGAGGCTGGGCGTGGCCGTGCGGAGCAGGCACCAGAAGCAGTCCAGGGTCGAGTCGTACACCACCTCCTTGCGCATCCTGATTGCAGCGACGTGGGCTGGCTCGCCCTGCAGGATCAGGGGCGAGGCCTTCGCGCTGTCGTTGAGGTCGAACGTCCACGACCTTCCAACGCCATTGTCGATGCACACCAGGCGGTTGCGACGGGTGTCCACCACGTAGGCCGTCTCGTAGATGGCCTGCTGCCCGCGGTAGCCGAAGTCCGTGATAACGCCCGGCGCACCGTCAGGCGTGGGACTCGGCGACCACCGGCGGATCGTGCCGCTTGTGGTGTGCTGCCAGACGTTGCCGCGCCCGTCCTTGGCCGTGGGAATCGCGAACGAACCGCTCATGCCGCTCGCGTAGGTGCCGGCGGGAAGGTAGAGGCCGGCCGCCGGGTCGAAGGCATCCACCGTGCCGAAACCGGAGTTGCCATTGCCGTAGACTGCTGCTGCCCCCATGAACATCAGCCGCCCAATCTGGTCGATGTACTGGATGTGCCAATAGGTGTGGCGGCTTGCCGGGCGGCCGTCAAGGTAATGCGAACGACCAACTTCGCTCGGACCCCAGCCAATCCGATCGAACGGAGTGCGATCGGCGATGCGCTCCCACGCCGGCGTGTCGGCCCACAAGCGGAGACGGTAGATGTCGTTGCCCCAGCCGTCGTTATGGCCCCCACCGGCCGCGTAGAGATCGTCATCCTCGCTCTTGGCGCCGCCGCTGTAGGCGTAGAAGCCCAGGCCGACCGACCCGGCCCCGCCCTGGAAAATGGGCAAGGTGCGCAGCTTCGTGCCTGGCAGTTCCAGCACATCGAAAGGACGTGCAGGGACGCGCCACGCAGGCAGGAGCCCGCTGGGGGGTGGTGGGGCGGGCACGGACGTTGGCGCTGGTGCCGGCACGGGTGCGGGTGGAGCGGGCACTGGCACGGGTGTCGGCGCAGGCGCAGGGGTGGGCGTTGGCGCCGTGGCTGGGCTGGTCACGGCCCACACTGGGTAAGCGCTGAAGGCGGCGGCCAGTGACGCAAAGTTCGCCGCGCCGCGGAAGCGCCGCACAGCCGCTTCGGCGCCCGGCATGCCGGCCTGGTGGGCCATGGCCAGCGCGCACGAAGCGATGCCCCAGTAGCCTGTGGCCTCCGTAGGCGCAGCAGCGCTCGTGCCACGCAGTCCGCTGTCCGTGCGGGTCCAGCGGCCGCGCGAAGCAGCCGCCCACAGGTCGCCCCAGGTGGAGTACCAGGGGCCGGCCCCGGTCACGAAATTCGGCGAATCGCTGGGCGCCACCGTCATCTCGTACTGCGCGGCGTCCATGTACGGGAAGGCCGTCGGGTCTGCCGGGTCGCCGAAGCGGCCGACGATGGACCGGGACTTCCACACGGCCAGCGCGCGCAGCTTTGGGTCGCCCGGCGCATTGGCAGCCATCCAGCACATGGCTGCAGTCACGAAGTCCTGCATCCAGATCGCTTCGTGGTACTCGCCGTCGCCGCTGGCGGTGTAGTCGCTGTAGGGTCGGACGAAGCCCTGCGGGTTGTTCGGCTGGGCCACGTACTGTGTGTGATAGGCATCCACGTTCTCACGCAGTGCCTGGGTGTACTGACTATCAGGGCCGCTCACGAGTGCGGCCTGCATCAGTGTGCGCAGCGCCCAGCCGGCGCCACGGGTGGTGTTCGCGCCAACGTGCGTCCACAGCAGGCCACGCGCGAAGCCGCGCACGTGATCGACCTGTGCGAAGTGGTTGTAGGTCGCCGCGGCCAGCACATGGTCAGCGAAGAACTCCCAGCCTGTGAGAAGGTGCGCTAGGTATCCGACCGAGGGGTGGTGGCTGATGCGCCACCCCGCCCCGCCACCGCGGATCAGCTGGTTCTTGCTGCTGGCCTCGCTGGAGAGATGCGGATAGGTTGCGAAGGCTGGCTGCTCGCCGGTCGTCTCGTCGCGGTAGTGGATGCCGTACCGGCCCGCGGCCAATGCATGCAGCACGACTGCGCGCAGAGCACGTGGGTCGCGCGACGCGAGGTATGCCATGTCCCACTCGGGCAGCAGACCGATGGACGAGTGGTAGCCGGCGGTGCCCATCGCGCTGGGGTAGCCGGCTTGCATCAGCGGCACGTACTGCTGAGGCAGGCGCGCGAGCACCGCCTCGCTCACTGTCACGTTGACCGGCGGCACCAGCGGCCACGCGACATCGCGCACCGTTAGCGGAGCCTCCCCGCCGCTGATCCGCTGCGGCCACAGTGCCGCGCGGCAGTGCGGTTGCAGCGTGATGTCGTGAGCCGTGCGCTCGCCGCCGCCGATGACCAGTGCTAGCCGGCCCGTGGCGGCGGCCTTGCCAGGTTTCAGGAGGTAGCCGTTCTCGACCCAGGCGAGCACATCCTCGCCGTGGACCTCGAACCAGGCGACAAGCTGGTCCGTCAGCGGCTTGCGGTAGGTGGCGTGACCAGGTGCATGCTGCCGGTGCAGCGTGGCATCTGCCAGCGATGCCGCGCCGTGCGGCGCGAAGGACAGCACCACGCTATCGGGCGCAGGCGGCGGCGGTGGAGCGGGGCTCGGCTTAGGTGTTGGCGGCGGCGGGCTCGGTTCAGGGGTTGGGGCCGGCGGGGCCGGTACAGGATCAGGAACTGGCGCCGGCGCGGGCGCATTGGCCGCTCGGATCGCCTCCTCGGCCGCTGCGATCTCAGCCTGGGCCGCGTCGATGATGGCGATCTCGTCCTGCTCCGCCGCGTCGACCTCCTTCACGGCTTGGTCGGCAGCCGCGGCGGCGCGCGCCGCTTCCTCCGCTCGGGCGGCTGCCGCGGCGCGCGCCGCCTGTGTGGTGGCCTGGGCGGCATCGATCGCCGCGCGGGCCCGGGCCATGCGCTCCAGCTGCGCGGCGATGATGTCAGCGGCGGCCATGGCGTTAGCTCCCCGGCCGCGGCGCGGTGGCGCCGACCTTCGCGTCGCCGGCCCGCGTCTTCGGCTTGGGTGTCGGCGCGGGCGCCGGATCGGTGGCATTGACGACCCCGCAGGTCTGCGCAGCCAACACCCAGCGGCCCTGCTCGCACCGCCAGTCTTGCACGCCCAGGCTGTTGCCGAAGAGGTCGTAGATCGGCCGGCGCGCGCCGTGGGGCGCCGCAGGCAGGATGTGCAGGTCAGGCGCCGACGACACGCCGGGCGGCTGGCTGCTGCAGAGGTCGCCCTGCGCACCGCCCCAGCGCTCGTAGGTGCTGCGCGCACTGCATGGCACGGCCGGCGGCGGCTCCGGCATGTAGGGGTCGCCACCATCGGCCACCCAGTCGCGGCACACGGCCCAGACGCCCTCGCGGCTCACGAAGCGCCGGTGGCACGAGTTGAACTGCGTGCGGTCGGCCACGCACGTCACCGCCTCGCCCTGCCACATGCCGATCGTGCCGGCGGGCGGGCTGCAGACGGATGGCGGCGGGGCGGCGCTCGCGACGGCCGCGGACAGAACGGCCGCGAGGACCGCAAAGGTCTTGCGCAGGAAGGCGCTCATGGTGATGGTCCTTTCAGGGTTGCGGCCGTCGCGGGCGGCCGGGTGGCGATCAAGGCTTGACCCGCTCCAGGCCGACCGGCGTGCGAGCCGTCGCACTCAGCACCTGCTCGGCGAACCGCGCTTTCTCGCGCATCGCCATCAGCTCGCGCACGTCCTCAGTCCGCAGCTCGGCGGTGACGCCGATGGGTCCGTACAGGCTGGTGACGAATGCGCGGTCGCCGCTCAGGCTGAGCGTCAGCAGGTTGCCGAATTGGCCTGGGCTGGTACCGCAGGCGGTGAGCGCCGCGCAGGCGGCCAGGGCAAAAATGGTCTTCATGGCGCGATCCATTCAGCGGTGGAGGGATAGGTGACCGGCGCCGGCGCAACGAGCACCGGCCGTGCGTGGATGGGGTTGACGAACCTCTCGCCGAACGCCCGGACAGCGCCGTGCGCGATGCCGGCCATGAGCGGGTGCATGCCGTCCTCGACGAACATCACACGCAGGAGGTCATCGGCCGCCTCCCGCCAGGTCGTCGACAGCCCGCACTCGCGCATCAGCTGGTAGAGCGCGTCGTGCACCAAGCTGCCGCGGACGATCTCGGGGCCTTGCGCGATCGGGCCCGACGCGCCGTCCCAGGCGTAGCCGGCGGCGATGGTCAGCGTGCCGTCGGCGGCCAGGCCCACGAACTTGCTGCCGGCGCAGGCCTCGGTGATCGGCGTCGCGCACTGAAAGGGCTCGGCGAGCTGGAAGCGGTAGCCGGCGCGGTAGTGGACCGTCATGGCAGCACCTGCAGCAGCTCGTCGGTGATGCTGCGCCGCTCGGCTCGCTTCAGCATCCCAGGGCCGTTCACCGCCTTGGTGATGGCGTCCCATTGCGCCGAGTCCGCCAGCGCGTTGCAGCGGTTCGTGTGCCAGTACCACGCCGCGGTAAGGCAGGCATCAGGCGGCAGCGCGACCAGCTCCGGCGACTTGACGTAGGGCCGTCGCAACGCCACCGCAGCGTCGGCGTAGTTGCCGCGGCCGGTCAGCATCTTCAGCCCGCGCCCGCGGTATCGCCAGCCGTCGCCGCTGGCCTCGTCGCCGTTGCCGTTCACGTGCGCATAGGCCGCGTTGGCCAGCGCCCGCGGGTTGCGCGCCAGCTTCGCCACCTCGTTCATGCCGCGTTGGCGCAGGCGGTGGAAGACCTCCCAGATGCGTTCGGCCCTCCGGTAGTAGAGGCGCTCTTCCAGGCTCACGAAGTGCTCCGACTCCACGATGCATTGCGCCAGGAACCCGGCCACGCGGGCCCGCGTGGTGATGTCGAAGCGCTCGCACGCGATCGACAGCGGGACGGCGAAGGTGCGCGCCTGCGAGGGCGCCACCTCCGCGGCGATCAGGGCGGCGACGGTGATCACGGCTTTTCCCCATCCAGCGGCGCCGGCCCGGTGGGGCCGAACTTGCGCAGGATCCGCGCCTGCAGCAGCCGCTCGGCCAGGTCGACCGCTCGGCCGCCCATGTAGCCGGCCATGCCGGTGATCGCCGCCGTGACCCCCAGCGGGACCTGCACGTGGTCGCACAGGAAGAACGCGCCCAGCCCAGCCAGCGCGCTGGTGGCCATTTCGCCGATCAGCGAGAACAGGCTTGCCGATGACAGCTCGCCGCGGCGGACCTTCGCGTACCAGCCGGCGAAGCCGCCCAGCAGCGACATGCCGAGCACCAGCGCGTACTGCTTCAGCGGCAGGCTGAGCACGTCGCGCGCTGCCTCGGCGGCATGCACGACGTGGGGGACGATGGAGAGGATCAGTGTGGTGAGGCGGCGGCGCATCTTGGCTCCTTTGTTTCGATGGTTCACAGCGCCGCCGCCTGTACGAACATGGCGTCGCGTTCTTCGTCGGTTATCCCGGCTGCCTGCTGCAGCAGGACGGTCAGCGGCGACAGGCGCCGCACCGTCGGCCGGAACTCGAACTGCGCGGCCGTGATTGCGCGCTGCACAGGGTCTGGAATGGCAGCAATAGCGTCGAGCACCGCTTGATGCTTGCCGGCGGCGATCAGCACGCACCTGGCGCGCCACATCTCGACCTCGTCCGGCACGACCGGCGGCGGCTGAGCAGTCCACGGCTCCAGCACCCACGCGGTGCGCTGCCAGCGTGGCCACGGCTCGCCGTCGACGCGCTCCTCGGCGTGCGCCGGCGGCGCGATCGGCGTCGAGCGCGGCGTGTCGTCCTCGACTTCGCCGTCGTACCAGCGCTGCGCGTCGTAAGCGAAAGCCGTCACAGCAGCTGCTCCGCGGTGAATGCCTTGGTCCAGTAGCCCTTGGCCATGGCGCGCAGCTTCTCCATGTCGGCCACCGTGGCAAGGAACGTGTGCCGCGGCAGGTTGCGCGCGTCGTCGGGGTCGAGCGACACGAGAACTTCGCCGGTCGCCCCCTGCGTGCGCATTAGCTCGTAGATGGTGTCCCAGGCCTCGGCATCGGCGAGGTAGTGGAAGGTGAAGTCGAGACACTTCGGCGCCGGCAACTCGTCGAAGTAGCGCGCGCCGCTGGCCGTCGTGACGGTCGTCGATCGCGGCTTGAAGTAGATGCCCAGGCCGCAGGCTACGTCACGCTCACTTTGGAAGGCATTCCAGGCCATCATCGGGCGGCCGTACTCGATCCAGCCATCCGCGTTCGATGTGTCGTTGATATCGACACGCCAATACGGGTAGCTTTGCGCCGCGCCTGGGCGGTACAACGCCGGAGTCTGCTCCCCGCGACGCATTCGCTCGGTAGTCGCCGCCACGTACGCAGCAGGCCATGCATCAAACGTTCCGCTATCGAAGTCAGCAGGAGTCTCCAGTTCGCTGCCTGAAAGACCCTGAAGCTGCGCATTGGTCATCGCAGCGGCATAGACGCGCACCCTCTCGATGTATCCAACGTGGTTAACCGAGCCATCGCGAGAGCCGAGATTCAGGTGGAAAGAACTGCCGGTAGGCACCGCGGCCGTTGTGTCCTGTGCGGCGGCGCTGCCATTGGACGAGTAGCGCACGTTGTTCGTCGCCCACGCCATTGCGAAGGTGCCAACATCGCCAGCCACCAAGGTGGGCCCGTTCGCCCCTACCTGCTCCGACAGCCTCACTACGCTGAAGAAGATTCGCGTTCCGTCATGGCTGATTCCGGCTTGATCGGCTGCCGCTCCGTATAGCGTGCAGATTCCGGTCACACTCGCGGGAATTGACATGAGCTTCGCCTTGACAACAACCGTACCTGTCGCAAAGGACAGCCCGGCGGACTCGGCGTTCAGATACCGAGGCGAGTCCTGTTGCCGCGTGACTGTTGCCGTTGTCGTTGGTATCGGCGTGGTCGGCACCGAGCCACCCTCCAGCTGCACAAAGTCGACAGCGACGGCATCGCCGCTAGTGGCGAGGCGAATCCCGATCACCGGGTTCGTGCCGCTGACGGCGATATCGAATCTCTTGTACTTGGTCGAAGGCGGAACGATGGCCGTACTCGTGGCGAAGTTGTCGCCGCTAATGGTGACGGTCCCCGAGCCGACGACGCGCCTGACGTACATCGACAGTCGGCGCGCGGCAGAGGCCGCGGTGATCGACTGCGTCATTTGACCGTTGGAGCTCGTAGCAGTCAGCGTCGTCGCCGCGTTAGCCACGCCGTCCAGCCCAGTCGAAGTCAGTGCGGCCGTCGCACTCGACTTGGTCCAGGTGGCATTGCTGCCGTCGCGCGAGCGGAGGGCGAGGTTCGTCGCGCTGGGTTCATATATCAGGCCCAGCGGCAGGCCGGTATCCAGATCCCAGCCGACGCGGGCGACGCCAGATCCGGCGCTGGCGAGCACGCCTTGTCGGTTGATGTAGTAGGCGGTGTCGGTGCGCGCTGTGGTGATGCCGGAAGGTGGCGAATCGCCAGTGCATACGAGGTCGATGGCAGCGATTGGGCTGCTCGTCCAGGCGCGTAGACGCAGTTGTGCGGATGTGCTGAAGTTGCCGCCCAGCGCCGCAAAGGCGGCCATCGTGATCGCCGATGGCGCGGAGATGTAATGCCACGTGTTGCGCGTATCGGTTCCGGCGGTGCGCGCTCTTTGGTCAAGTTGGCGGGTCTGAAGGTACGGCAGCGGGAGAGTGGCAGTCCATGCGCCGCCGCTGAGCGTGCACTCGTCGATGGTGTTGTCGTAGCAGAGGAGGAGCTTGCCCATGTGTCACTGCCCCCAGAGCAGAAGGTCCGCCGTGCCGGCGGCCAAGTTCTTCGTGTAGGCGAACACGCGGCGCAGCGTGCCGGCCTCGCGGCTGAATCCGTAGCGGTCCCAGCGCAGTTCGACCACGCTGCCGATGTCGACGTCCAGGAGGGTGGCGTCATCGAGTTGCACGCCGCGGGCCCAGTGCATGCGGTGCGGCACGCCCAACAGCGCGGCGCGGCGCGCAGCCTCGGCGTCGGCGTCGGCCTTGAAGGCGAACAGCGTGTCGAGCTCCAGCGTGGTGGTGCGCTTGTACGGATTCGGGCTCGGCGTGGTCGTGCCCTCGGACACGCGCCATTCCTCGCCTAGGTCGGCGCGGTCGGCGGCCGAGACGGTGATGTCCACCTCAGGGCCGGCCAGCGGCCGGTAGTACCGCGCATGTCGGATCAGCACCTTCGTGGCCGGCACATCCTCGCTGCTGGTGTCGCCTTCGAGCGTGGCCTCGTTCCAGGGCGCGATCACTGCCGCCGCGGTGCCGCTGGGCTCCTCGACCCGCTGCATGGTGAGCACGCCGAGGCGATTGAACCCGTATGCGGCGCCCACGGTGCGCGCGACGGCGTCCATGATGTCGAGCGTGCTGCGTCCGTCGGCGACCCAAATGCCGAGCACAGCGCCGTTGGCGGTGTCGAGCGCGGTGACGTGGCTGCTGCTGATGTCCGCTGCGTCGATGCCTCGCGCAAGCGCCAGGCGTTTCAGCAACGTCCCGGCCTTGCTGTTGGCCGTGGTGTCGGCCGTCGCATCGCAGGTGAAGAGCGTAGGCAGCGCGCCGCCCACGCGCAGCATGCCGCCCGCCGGCCAGACGCGGTACTGGCCGCTGCTGGGCGCGTTCGTCTCCATGTCGGACTGCGACGTGTAGTCGGCGCCCTGGGTGTACGGAGCGCCCTTGTCGTAGGCAGCGTCCACGGACTGGATTGCGCCGTCGCTGACTTGGTAGATGCCTCGCGTGGTGTTGACGCACGGGGCCGGAATCTGGAACGCCTTGCCGTAGAGGCGCGGGATGATCTTGCCGGCCAGTTCCGGGCCGCCGTCCACGCCGGCCGGCAGCACGTTGGTGCCGCCGTAGGTCGCGGTGAGGTGCGGGGTGTTCAGCTCGTAGAGGCGGTCCTTGCCGTGCAGGACCACGCTGCCCTGCTTCGGCTCCGGCTGGCTGATCGTCGCCTTGATGACGGTCACCGCCGTCGAGAGCGCCGCCCCGGGCTGCACCTGCAGCAGACGCATAGGGCGCTCGCGGAAGTTGATGGTGTCCGGGTTCTCGAACACGGCATCAAGCGCGCCGTCGATGTTGGCGAGCTCCGCGACGATGACGCCGACGTCAGCGCGAGGGTTCGGCGCGGTGATGGCCACGCCATCCCTGAACATGCTGCGGCTGATCGTGCCCGCGCTGATCAAGCGATCCAGATAGACGGTGTTCGCCGGGGAGTCCGCGCTCTTCGTGCGGTAGCCCTCGCGCCCCTTCATGCTGTAGCGGTGCGTGACGTAGGTGGAGACGTCGGTGTAGCCGTCGATCTCCAGCAGGATCAGCGCGCTACTGGACATCGCGCGACCTCGCCACGGCGGCGTACGCCAGCTGCTGGGCCGTCATCTTGTTGCCGGTGTCCAGCGCGTCGCTGAGTGCCACGCCGGACGCGGCGGTGACTTCGGCCGCCGTCCTGGTGTTCCCCTTGATGGCCGAGAGCTCGGCCTGCACGCGCTTCAGCTCGGCCAGCACCTCATCGAACACGGGCGCGTAGGTCGCGGCCCCGGTCAGTTCCTTCTGGAGGTTCAGGAAGGTGGCCGCGGCATCGTCGATGCGCTCCATGGCGCCGAGGTCGCCGCCCAGCGCCAGGTCGCGCGTCTCCTCGAACTGCGATCGCGCTTCGGCGAGTCGATCCTCGGGCGACAGTGCCGACAGGGCGCCGGTCAGGAGCGAGTCCATGAAGCTGTTGAAGCTGCCGTCGAGCCGCGCGATGGTCGCGTTCAGCTCTTCGAGCGCGCGCAGCTCGTCGCGAGCCATGTCCTCTTGGCGTCGGCGCGCCTCTTCCGCCGCCTGGTCCATCGCGCTGCCACTGCCGGCGGCGGCCGCCTCGGCTTGCTCGCGCCGGAGCCGGTCGGGCGAGACGACGTCGCTGTTCTGCGGGCCTTCCATTTGCATGGCGTACTGGTTGAAGAGCCCCGCGCGTGTCGGCCCGGGCACGTTGCCCTTGCCGCCCCAGAAGTTGTCGACGTAGTCCTGCAGGTTTTTCGGCAGCGTGCCGCCTTCGAAATCGGCGTTGAACTGCTCGCTGCGCACGGACATGCCTAGCCAGTCGCGATAGGCAGCATCGCCGGCGGACACGCCGGCTCGGGTCAGCGGACCCATCATCGGGATGCGCGCGTTTCCGGCTGCCTTGGCCGCCTCCTCGCTGCTTTCGGCCAGGTCGCCGAGCGCGCCCGCGGCGGTGAGCACGGCCAGCTCGAGCTCACTAACACCGTCGGCGAGGTTGACGAAGGACTGCACGAACTTCAGCACCTCCTCCTTCGTCGCATCGGCCAGCTGCTTCGCGCTCACGGAGAGACCCGCGGCCTGTAGGTCCTCCGCGATGCGACCGTATTGGTAGCCACGCAGTTGCGCCGGGCTCACGAACTTTCCGATGTTCTGGTCGATCAGCTGCGTGGCCCGGTTGGCCCGCGCGGCCGCCTCCTCAGCACGCGCTGCAGCCTCCTCTTCAAGCTGCTGCGTCGCCTCATCGGAGGCATCGATCAGTGCATCGAAGGCGCCGGCGACGCGCATCAGTGCCGCGAACGCCTCCCGATCGGCCTTGCTGCCGAGGTCATCGAGGGAGTCCACCAGCGCCCGGAACTCGCCCTTCGTTTTCGGGATCGCGGTGATACCGACGTCGTTGAGGGTCTTTGTGATGCCCGCCCAGGCGTCTTCGGTGCGCTCGGCCTCGTCGTAGAACTCTTGGTAGTAGGTGCCGATGCTTTGGCCCAGGGCGTCGAAGCCACCGGCGGCTGTGGCCAGCTTTTCGAAGGTGTCGACGCTGAGGGCGCTGAACTGGGTGAAGACGCCGCCCAGGGGCTCGAAAGCGTCGGTGAGCTGCGCGACGGCCGTGGCGGTCTGCAGCATCGCCTCGGCGGCATCGCTGTCGAGCTTGGCTGCGCTGACGGAATCGAAATACTCCTCGAAGCGTGCGTCCAGGTCGGACTGCTGCAGGCCCTGGATGATGAGGACCGGCATCTGCTCGCTGATCCAGCCCTCCAGCTCGTCGGCGGCGATCTTGCTGGCTGCTCGGCCTGGCCCGCCGGCGCCGAACGCACCGGAGCCCGTCTGCGTGCCGGCGATCAGCTTGTTGTCAGCGCCGAAGAAGCCCAACAGCGCGGCGACCTCGTTCTCGCGATCGCGGTCGGTGAGCGCCCCGACGCGCAGGCCCTGCGTGAGGCCGCCACCGAAGAGGCTGGCCGAGAGGGTCACGCTGCCGGCGAGCCGGCTGGCCAGGTCCTGCAGGCCCTCGTCCGCGCCGCCGCCCATGATGTTGCGACCGAACTCGAAAGGCGCCTGGGTGCCCTGCACGAAGTCGCCGTCGACGACGGAGCCGATGCCGAACCCGCTGACCGATGGCTTGTGCCCCAGAAGGCGAGCGACCAGTGGCCGCGCCGAGAGGATGTTGGCCCACTTGTCGCTCATGCCGAGCGCCTGGAAGGCCTTCATGTGCGTGAGCGAGATCGTGCCGCCTGGCGTCGCGTGGTTCGCCTTGTCGTCGATCAGCGTGTCGTTGTACCCGGCCTTGTAGGCCGAGCTCGACGCCATGTAGGCGGCGATGATCCAGCCGATGATGGGGATCGCCGCGGAGATGCTGCTTCCGCCGCCAGCGGTGGCGGCGGCCGCGCCTTCGGACGCCACGATGCCCTGCTGCGCGGCGACCGCGTTGTAGTACGCCGGCCCCGTCATGCCGGCTGCGCCGGCTGCGCTTCCGCCCATCGCAACGGTCCCGGCGCCGCCCCCGAGCCCCACCCACCCGCCGATGGTGTTCGCGATGTTGCCCCAGCCGCCGCCCATCTGGCCGGCCGTGCCGAGCATGCTGAGCCAGTTGTTCCCGCCGCCAGCCACTGCGCCAGCGCCGCCTGCCGCCTGGGCCATGCCGAGCCACTGACCGACGCCGCTGACCCCGTACTGCACCAGGGCCTGGATCGCGTTGGACTTGATGTAGTCCTGCACGTAGTCCCAGCCCTCTTCGCCGCCCATCTGGATGGCGTTGGTGATCAAGCCGGTGATGGTGTCGGCGGTGCGCTCCCACTGCTGGATCGATTCCTTGCCGGCCTCGATGGCTGCGGCGCGTCCGGCCTGGGCTGCGGATTCGCGGAGGGCGGCGGCCTGCTTCCGGTACTCGGCGGCTATCTGCGGGTCGATGTTGTCGAAGAGGACCGCGCGGCGCTCCTTCGCGGCGGCGGCGGCCTGCAGCTCGGCGCGCTCGACCTCCCGCAAGGCTGACGCAGACAGCAGCGTCTGGTCGTTGTCGCGCTTCGCCGCGGTAGCGCGACCCTCCAGCGCAGCGGTCGCATCCTGCAGGCGGGCCAGCGACTGCGCGTTCTCGTCGGCACCCTCGCGCTGCCAGCGCACTTCCTCGCGCAGCGCCTCGCCTCGCTTCACGCTGGCGCGCGACGCGGCCTCGATGGCCGGAGTCATCACCAACAGGCCCTTGGCGAGCTTCTCGTCCAGTTCCAGCAGTTGGCGCTCCGACTCGGTGAGCGGCCGCCGCAACTCGAGCTCCTTCTCCAGTGCGGCGTTCGTCAGGTCGATGGAGCGCGCCCACTCGCGCCCGGCCTTGGACAAGTCGTTGAACGCCTTCACGGCGTCGTCCATGGCCTCGGCGTCCTTCTTGGTCGCCGCGGTCTTCTTGAACGTGGCCGCCGTGAGCTGCTGGACGGTCTCGACGTACTGCTTCTCGGTGATGTGGCCCTTCTGCCGCGCCGCGTTCAGCTCGTTGATCTGCTTCAGGTAGTTCGCATCGATGCCAAGCGCCTTGTTGCGGATGTCGGCCAGCAGCTTCGTCGCCGCGGCCTGCTCCTCCAAGCCCTTCTTGGCCAGGGCGTCGATGGCGGAACTGGCCTGGCCGAATTGCTGCGACTGGCTGGTGCCGCGCTCCGCCTTCAGGTCGTCCTGCGCCTGCTTCGCCTCACGCAGCCGCTTGGTCAACTCCTCAGCCTTGGCCACTTCCATTGCGAGATAGGCGCCGCCGCGTTCGGAGAACCGCTGCTGCAGAACCGCGAGCTCCTTCTCAGCCTCCGCCAGGCGCCGGGCGATGTTGGCTGCGCCGGTGTCGACCTGACCCAGCGCCTCCGCGATGCCCATCACCTGCGCGGCGGCGATCGAGCTGAAGAAGCCGAGCCCGGCCTCGCGCGCACGAGAGAAGCGGTCGGACACGTCGTCGATGACGCCGGACAGCGACTGCAGGCCGCTCGCGATGGATGAGGTGGCGCCGGCCGCCTTGTCGAGCTCGCCGATGGCCTTGGTGGTCGCGTTCGACAGCTGCGTCATCGCCTGGCCGACGGTGACGACGCTGTTGCCGACTTCCTTGGCCAGCACCGCGGACTGCGACTCCAGGGCCTGCAGGATGGCTTCGGCGGTGAGCTGACCTTCCTTGCCGAGCTCGCGCAGCTTGCCCACCGTGACACCCATGCCGTCGGCAATGGCGCGGGCGAGGCGCGGGGTCTGCTCGAGCACGCTGTTCAACTCGTCCCCGCGCAGCGTGCCGCTCGCGAGGCCTTGGCCAAGCTGGTTCAGCGCGGCCTGCATGCCCTCGGCGCTGCCGCCGCTGATCGCCATCGCGTTGCCGATGGCCTCGGTGACCTTCAGCAGCCGCTGCTGACTGACGCCGAGCCCGTCCGTCGCGCGTGCGATTGAGGCGTACGTGGCGCCCAGGTCGGTGAAGTTGGTCCGCGAGCGTTGGGCGATGCCGTACAGGGCCTCGTAGGCTGTGGAGGCGGCTGACGCGCTGCCGGTGGCCAGCGCGAGCTTGTTGTTGAGGACGGTGACCGCATCGGCCGTGCGCACGGCGGCAGTCGCGGCCTGGGCCAGCTCCTGCGCGATGGCAAGACCGGCCACCGCCTTGGCGGCGCCGGCGATGCTGGAGAACGTCCCGGACGCGCGCTGCTCGGCCGCCGTGCTGGACTGCCCGATGCGGTCCATGCTCGACGCGACCTGCGCCGCGCCCTGCTGGACCTGCTGGACGCCGTCGATGCCGACGCGGAAGCGGATGTCTTCGGTCATGCGTCAGTGCCGCCGGCGCGCAGCTGCGGCCTCGGCTTCCTCTCGTCGCTTCTTGAGCTTGGCCGCGCGGTCGGCCAGGATGACGTGCCGCGCCGACTTCGCGCAGGCGCAGACGCCGTCATAGATGGAGCGGCGCTCAGCTTCGTCGGCGACCACGAACTGCAGATGCGCGAGTACCTCGCTGCGAGGAAGCACGCTTTCCTGCCACTGGTCCTGCAACCCCAGGAACGCGTCCCACGCCGGCACGCACTCGGGCCACAGGTAGGCTGGCCAGTCCGGCTGCTCGACCGTCTCGACGTTGGCGCCAGAGGCCTCTGCGGCCCGCGCGATGAGCAGCGCCATGGATGTGCCCGACGTGCCAGCAGGCTGGGCCGGCTGGGCATCGGGGTCGACCTGCGGCTCATCGTCGTCATCGCGCAGTCCTTCGCGCGCCCACCGAGCGGCGAGCGCTACGAGTTTTTTTCCTTCACCCCGACGGCGGCGATGTAGGCGTGGAAGGCCAGCGCTGCCATGCCGGGGCGGTTGAGGAGGTCACGGCAGTTGTCCTGCGTGAAGGCGGCCGGCTTGCCGTCCTCGGCCAGCGGGCCGGCCCAGTCGCGAACCTTCGGGAGCAGCGCCGACACGATCGGCGTTTTGTCACCGGCGATCTCGCGGTCGCGCACGTCCTGGCGCAGCGCGATCACCTCTTCGGAGGTCGCAAGCCGCTCGGCGGTGAGGAAGAAATCGAACGGCACGTCGCTGCCGTCCTCGGCGGTCTCTTTGCCCTCGACCTTGAAGCGCACGAGGGGGGAGACGACGATTCGAATGCTCATGTGGGTGCCCGATCAGATGGCCCGATAGGAGAGGAGCGCGCGGCCGCGTTGGCTCGGGCGAAGACCGCGCGGCGTTTCCGCCGCCGCGGCCGCGCGCAAACGGCTGGTCAGGTCGACCAGAAGCTGGGGAAGTTCTGCACCTCGATGGCCAGGGCGGTCTGTACGACGCCCTGCGCCTGGCCGCGGGCGGTGCCGGGCGCGGACACGAATCCGTTGAAGCACATCTTTGCGGTGGTGCCGAAGCGCAGCTTGAAGACGCGCTTGCCTTGCGCCTTGTATGCGCGGTTCGCCTCGATGTAGCCGGCGTCCGACGGATCGAAGATCGCGTTGGAGGTGATCGACATCGGCGAAACAACCGTCGGAGCGCGCTTGCGGATCGAGTCGTGAATCGTCGTCACGTCGGCATACTCCGGGTCGCCGCCGCTCACATCGAACGTTTGCAGAATGCCGAACGAGGAGCCGAAGGTGACGACCTGGAAAGAGCCGGACGTGAAGGTGTTGTAGTCGGTCGTGTTCTCGCCTTCCAGCTCGAACGTGTTTGCGGCGGCATTGACGTTGGCGACGCGGAAAGCGCGGTCATTGACCTCGGTCATGCCGCTGGCCGTGATCAGCACGTAATCGCCGTTGGTCGGGTCGGTACCGGTGTAGGTGACCACACCAGGGCTCGCCTTCGAGATCGCGCTGATGGTGATTGCTGATGCGAGCGCCGTCTGGATGTCGACGCCCACGTTCTTCCAGAAAATTGGGTTTGCCATGTCTGGCTCCTAAGTGGCGCGTCAGAGCGCTGTGGATGGATCGCCCTGCGAGGTGACGTAGATCACCTCGAAGAGCTGGTGCCCGATTCGGATTCGCTGCTGCCCCTCGTCCCGCTGCGCGGGCTGGTAGGAGAGCGGACGGATGGACTGCACGCCCGGCAGCGAAGTGGCTGCGAGGCAGGCCTCGACGTCGGCCAAGAGCTGGTCCCGGGCGCGCGAAGCGTTGGTGTTCTGCACGATCTGCGCCGTGACGATGAAGCGGTAGGAGCGCTGCAGCAGCGGGTCGCCGTGCACGGTCAGCGGCTCCTGCGCCTCGCTGTCGTCGTCGACCGAGAGGTGCGGGCAGTCGGCGGCCTCGACGAGGTCGTAGGGCTCCTCGTCCACGCGGCTGCCGGCAGACGTGTTCGCCGCGATCAGCGCTGCGACCACTGCCTCGCGGATGACGTGGCGCTGATGGTTCACGGCTGCTTCTCCAGCGGCAGCACGACCAGGCCAGTGCCGTCGGGCTCTGGCGTGCGGACGCGCCAGGTGCCGGCGCCAGGGCCTGCCGCGATCACGAGCACGCTGTTGCGCGCCACGCTGGGCGCCGCGCTGTGCGGCAGCGTGAACTGCGGGTCGCGTGAGGCGATGCCGGAGAGGTCGACGAACGGCGCGTCGTAGTTGCCCACGACCGAGACGCCGTCAAGCGTCGCCTCGGTGGCGAACTCGTCCGCGTCGAAGAACGCGGTGAAGTCCTCGGTCATGGGCATGGCCGCTCGTCTTTCGCGCCAGCGTCAGACGTACTTCTTCTTGCCCGAAGCCACGACGCTCACGGCAGCCGGGCCGGTGGCGATCGTGCCGACGAAGCCGAGGAAGCCCCCGGTCACCTTCTTCGGATCGACCACGACCGTCTGCGTGCTGAGGTCGGTGGAGGTCGTGACCTGCGTGAACGTGTAGCCGCTGATGTCGGCGGCGCCGGTGCCGTTGGCATCGGTGGCCGACTGCAGCTTGCCGGTGATCGTGCCCGCGGTGACGACACCGACGTTCATGGTCACCAGGATCTCGCCGTCGTACGGGCGCACGTCGAGCCACATGCCGGTGCCGCTGGTGGCGGCGGCGGTGTTGGCGGCGTCCACCGCATGGAGCAGCGCGGTCGAGGTCGCTGCGGAGGCTTGGCTGTTCAGCATGTCACTTCTCCTTCTTGCCGGCCTTCACCGGCGCGTGTGCGGGGTCGGCAGGCGCCGGCGTGGGGGCGAGCTTTTCGGCCGGCGGCTCCGGTGCAGGCGAAGGGCTGGGCGCGGGGTCGGCGGGCGCCGGCGTGGCCGGTACCTCCTCGACGGCGCCGATGGACGTCAGGAAGGTGGCCGTGCCCTTGTCCAGGGCGAACGGCTCGCTGTCCGGCGTCACGTGCCGCTCGGGGCCGATGCAGACCCCGCGCAGGGCGCGGTAGAGGCTGCTCATGGCGGCGCGCCTTACGACAGGTTCGTCGAGACGACGAAGGCCTGCGGGTAGCGCACCAGCACGTCGACCATCCACATCGCGCGGATGCCGACCTGCGCCTGGTTGAAGCGCGTGCCGCCGTTGTCCATGGCCAGCTCCAGCACGCCCCACTCGCCGATCACGACCTCGTCCCACGAGCCGAAAATCAGGTTGCCGGAGGCCAGCTGTTCGGACGACATGGCGTTGAAGCCGCACAGCGTGCCGTCGAGCATGTTCCCTTCCCACACCGGGGTGTCGGTGCCCGAGAAGCGCTGCACGGTCATCAGCTTCGCCGCGCCGGCCGTGTTGGTCACGAAGCCGGGGTTGCCGCGGATGGCGTTCGATGCGCCGGCCGTCGAGACGAAGGCCAGCAGCTTCGCGTAGGTCGCGGACGCGGCGTCCTGGCCGGACGTGATGCCGGTCGTGTTCTTGATGCCGAGCGGCTGCGCGCCGCCGGTGCCGTTGATGGCGACGTAATCGACGCCATCGATCGCGATGTCGGCGGCGAGGTCAGCCATGATGAAGGCCTCGGCGCTCGGGGTGGCTTGGCGCAGCAGCTGCTCCGACGCGTCCGTGATCGCAATGGCGGTCTTCGGCGTCATCGACAGCTGGCCCAGGGCCTGGTCGGTGGCCGTGACGCTGGTGCCCTCGCCACCCTGCCAGGTCACCGTGCCCTTGCCGGTCTGGCGGGGAATGGTGACGTTGCCCACCAGGCCCGGCAGGCGACGGGCGCCCATGCGCATCGTCACGCTGCGGTTGCGCAGGATGTCGATGAAGCCCATGTTCTCGACGTTGACCATGAAGCCGCCCTTGCTGCCGGGCGTGGTCGACATCGCGCGCTGCGCGGCCTCGCCCAGCGGGCGCTGCAGCACTTCTCCGGGAATGAAGATGCTGTTGCTGTCTTCGCGCTGCAGCCGCTTAGCCAGCGTGCGGGAGCACTCCAACTCGTAGGCGGCGAGGTTGATGTTCTCCTGCGTCGGCGTGCGCATCGCGCGGATGGCGCGGAACAGGCTGAAGCGCTGGGTTTCGGCGCGCGTCAAGCCCAGGTCAGAGGCTGCGGTGGGGCGCTCCTTGCCGCGCTCTTCCATCACCTTCAGGATCTTCTCGGCGACCTCTTCCAGCGTGGCGCCATCGCGCACCCACTGGTCCTCGACGCGCGGGTCGATCTTGCTGGCGCGGCACATGTTGCCGATCGCCGCCTTGCGGTTCTTCTCGACCTCCAGCGGGTCGTGACGGGTTTCCGCGGCACCCGCGGCGGCTTGGGCTTCTGCCATGGTGGCTTTCTCCTGATGGGTCGCCGGGACGGCGGGGGTGGTGACCTTGGTGACGCTTGCGGCTGTGGCGGGCGGCGCGCTGGCTGCGCGCTCCTGCTCGGTCGCCGCCGGCGGCTGTGCGCCGCCTTCGGTGATCTGCACCGTGGAGCCGCCTGGCGTCTGCACGGTGGTTGTGACGGGGGCTGCCGCGTGCGAGCGGCCGACGCCGACGGTGTTGTCGGCAGGCACGGTCACAAGGGAGTCTTCGAAGGGCTCCCAGTCGACGACCTCGTAGACGGGCACGTCGTCGGCGGCGCGGTCCAGCGGGCCGGCCGCGGCATCGAGGTCGCGGCGGAAGGCCTGGACGTCGCCGTCGCCTCGATCGCCAACCCGGGTGACGCCACGAGATTCGAGTGCGCGGCGGAACGTGGCTCCGTCGATGGTTCGCTCGATCGGCCCGCCACTCTTGCTGGTGGTGCGCTCGATGACCTTGTGGATCTCGTAGCCGACGCTTGCCTTCGTGAGGATGTCGCCCTCGACCAGGCCGATCGCGTCTCGGCCTTCCTGCGTGGCGCTGGTGATGCGCACCTTGCCGCGCAGCACGCCGTCGTCATCGCAGCGCACGCTGCCGGGCACGTGCGTGCCGCGCAGGTCGCGCCAGTTGTGATTGAAGAGCAGCGGCGCGCCGTCGTTCAGGCGGCCCAGTCGGACGGCCTTCTCGTTGCAGCGGAGGATCTCGATCCCCCACCAGCGCTCATACGGCACCTCGCTGGCGAATGCCATATCGACCACCAGGTCGCCGCCATCCTTCTCGCGGCGCGCCTTGGCGCGGTCCAGCTTGAATGAACGTGTCGTCATTGCATGAGTCCTGTTGCGGGAACCGGGCGAAGCGGCGGCACGCTGCGGCGCGCCGGCTGCGCAGGGGCGCCCTCGTCGTCATCTGCCTCAAGATCCGCCGCGGCCTTCGGTTGGGCGGCGGCCTGCTCGGCGGCCACGTCGGTGTCGACCGTGATGCCGGCCTGCGCGAAAAGCTCGCGCTCGCGCTGCAGTGCGCCGATGACGTCTTCGATGTCGCGGCCGTCGGCGGTGGCAGCGATAACGTCCGTTGCCGATGTCAGGCCAGCGCGGATCGCTTCCTTGTAAGCCTTGACTTCCTTGGTCGGGTCCACCCACGACCAGCCGCGCGGCTTCCACACGACGGCTTCGAACTTCGCCGGGTTCAGCGCGTACTGCTCGACCGAGATGCTGGTGATGGCCCGCGCGTAGACGGCCTGGCGCAGCCATTCGGCATGCAGCGGATCGCGGAATGCCCGGATCCACCACTGCTGCAGCGTGCGCCAGAGGTCGCGGTCATCGAGCAGCGCAAGGCGCGAGCTGCTGTAGTTCGACTGGCTGTAGTCGCGCGACAGGCTCTCGTAGCTGACGCCCACGCCGGCCGCGACTTCGCGCAGCATGTAGCGCATGAATGGGTCGAGCGCGGTGTTCGGCCGGTTCGGCGCGTGCCATTCCAGCTTCTCGCCGGGATTCAGCTGCTGAATCGTGCCGTCCTCGATGTCGAAGACCGGCGTGCCGTCATCCTCTTCATCGGTTGCGAGCGGAGCATCGCCCTCGGGGGTCTCGATGGTCCCGAAGACCCGAGCGGATGCGCGAGCGGCCTGGACCTCCGAGCCGCTGTACTGGTCCATGTCGTTGAGCTTGCGGACCGCGGTGTGCAGCCAGGGCTCGCCGCGGGCCTGCGGCCATCGATCGATGATGCGCAGGTGCAGGATGTATTCCGCCTCGACGCGCTCGTAGAGGTCAGCGGTCGTGCCGGGCGAGCGCAGATCGCCGGGGTGCTTCTTGCGGATCCAGTAGGCGATGGCGCGGCCGTACTCGTCCTGCTCAATCCCCATGCGGGTCTCGGTCGTCTTGCCGTCTGCGCTGGGTAGCGCGATGTCGAGCGGAACCCGCTCCGACTCGATCACCTCCAGCGCCAGAGGCACAGCGCTGGCGCCGAAGGCGCGCCGGTGCTTGCGAATGAAGACCTCGCCCGCCTCGAACACCTGGCCTAGGGCCATGCGCTCAAGGTCATGGAAGTGCACGGCGCCGCCGGTGTGGCAGGTGTCGGCCTTGCACCAAGCACCGAACACCGCTTCGATGTCGGCGTTGATGCGGCTGTTTGCACCGGCGCGGTTCGTTCCGACCTGGGCCTGCATGCCGACGCCGGAGCCGATGACGTTGTTCTTGACGATGACCTTTGCGCGCTTCGCGTACGAGCTGTCGCGCACCATCTGCCGCGAGCCGGCGCGCAGGCGCGACAGACTCATCGACAGTTCGGCGTCGGCACTGGAGTCGCCCCCGTTGCCGAAGCTGCCGGACATCCGACTGCCGCGGGCGGCGGCGTACATGCGGGCACCGACCCGGCGTGCAGGGTCCGGTCGACGCACTTCCGCCGGCGCGCGGAACGCGTCGACGATGCGGCCCAGCAGCGAGAGGCGCGGCCCAGCCATCACCGGCACCTCACCATGATCTGGCGCCGGTTCTTCAGCCCCATGGCCATGCCGGCCGCGTTCTCTTCGCGGGCAACGTCGCGCGACAGCTTCTGCTCCAGCGTGATCAGGTCCGGGATGGAGTAGTGCTCCAGCGACCGGCCGTTGATCTCGTACTTCAGGACGTTCTTGCTCGCGACGCCCTGGATGACTGCTCGCACGTTGGCCAGCGCGATCGCCGCATCGGTGCGCGTGTCCAGGCCCTGCGCGCTGGTGGCCGGGTCAGGCGCGACCGTGATCTCGCCGCTCTCCAGCGTGATCCGCTCGCCGGTCTTCTCGACCCAGCTGGACCAGCCGTAGATGCCGGCCGTCCACAGTGCCGTCGTGCCAGGCGCCACCATGACCTGATAACCGCTGGTCTGGTAGGTCGTGGCGGTTAGCGTGATCGGCGCCTGCACCGGCGACGTGAAGCGCGGCACGAGCCGGTATTTCAGCGTCCAGCCCTGATCGGCCGGATAGGCTGAGACCGTGGTCTCGAAGCTGAGGGAGTCGCCTGCAATGAGGCGCGGCACGCTGCGCATGGCGGCGCACTGTCAGCGCCGCGGCGTTCCAAAACTAGAGCCCCGAGTTTTGGAACTCGGAGCGCTTCAAACCCCGCTGGTCGGGATGATCTTTCGGCCTATGCGCCACCGCGATCGGGTCAGGTCGCCGACCAGTTCGAACGTCGGTGAGAAGGCTGGCGAGCCGAACGCCTCGCTGCTGGCAATGCCTCCTGCGCCGCTGACGCTGCTCGTGAGGTTCGAGCTGACCGCGGCGGTGCCGAATGCCTCTTCGGAGGCGATGCCGCCCGCACCCGTCACGCTGGCCAGGGTGCTCGACGAGACGGCGGCCGTCCCGAATGCTTCACCGCTCGCGATGCCGCCGGCATCCGTCACCGTGGCCGTGCCACCGGCAGCTGCATCTGCCCACCAATGACGCACGCGGCCGCCATGGCGAGACAGCAGTTCCCACAGCGCGGCCGCAACCACCGGGGCCGACGAGGACGCCCGCTCCCATTCGATGATCGCGCCGCGTGCGCGGTAGATGTGCATCGCCGCCGACGATCAGGGCTCAAGCCGCAGCGTGACGCCGTGGGTCTTCGCGCCGGTGGCACTGAAGACCAGCGTCACCGTGTCGCCGTTCAGGTCGGCCTGCGGAATGTTGAGCTTGTAGTAGCCGCTGCCGATCTCGCTCACCGCGCCCAGCGTGCCGGCGCCGAAGGCGCCGCCGTCGATCGAGCGCGTGGCGGTGACCGTGAGGCCCGTCGCGGGCACCTCGGTCGTGTTGTCGACCATCAGGAATGTGAAGTTGTTCCAGGCCTGGTTCTTCTTCAGCCCGGTCTGAATGCCGACGTCGTTGGCGGAGTCGACCGTCGGCAAGCCGCCGCTGGCTGCCGCGGCTGCGTTGGGAAGCGCGGTAAGGCCCAGGCGCACCGTGTCCTGCGGGTCATAGTCGACCAGCGGCACAAGCGCGCCGAGCACGACCATTCCAGTGACGGTCCCGCCGACGAGCACGCTGTTGGAGCCGGCGGCCAAAGCAGCGTCTGGCAGGTCCAAGCGGTAGTAGCCGTCGCCGACGTGCAGGAAGCCGCCGTCGCTGTGCGCATCGGTCAACGCGGAAAGCGTGGCCTCCGTGATACTGACCTTGGCCGCTCCATCCCGGCGATACCAAAGGTCAATCCCCGACGTGTTGAACACCACACCAGTCTCCGGTGTGCCGTCGGTCGAGTCCACGATGCGCAGATACACACTGCGGTCGGTAGAGCCCTTCTTGATCGCGGGGTGGAGCATGGTCGGTCCTTCAGTTCATGAGCTGCATGAGCTTCGGCAGCAAGGTGGAGCCACCGCCACCGGCGGCCGTGTTGAAAGCGGTCCCCGTAGACCACGCGGAGTCACCGCCTGCATTCGAGGCGCGCACCCGCGGCCGGTACTCGGTGCTGCTGGACAGGCCGCCGATGGCAAGGCTCGTCGCGTTGGCCGCTGCGGGGCTGGTGTTGGCGTTCGTCCAGTTGCCGGCGCCGCTCGGCGTCTCGACCTGGATCTGGAAACCGGTTTCGTCCGAACTGTTGTCCGTCCAGTTGATGGTCGCGCCGCTGCTAGTGATGCCGGTCGTTGCGCCAATCGTTGGAGCCGTCGGCGCGTTGGGCAGCGTAGTGAATTGGCTGGTGCTGAGCCGGTTGCTGTCGTTGTTCGCGGCATCGCGGTGCACCATATGCCCGTAGTACGCGGTCGCCGCCGTCAGACCTGTGGCGTTGAACGTCTTGGCCCCGGTGCTGCTGATGGCCTGGTTGCCGGCGAAGACCGCCGCGCTTCCGGTGTGGTCCTGGCCGGCCACGATCTGCGCCACGCTCGGCTGGGTTGCGCTGGTCGTGACCACCGCATACATGGTGCCGTTGGCCTCGTCGGTGGTTGCGCCAAGAGTGGCCGTGGTCTGCCCCGTCACATTGGACGTTGCACTCGTGAGGATTGGCGCCGTGGCATCGAGAAAGGCGCCGTCGGCCGCGACCAGGTTGTCGAGATGCAGTCCAACCGTGTCACTACCGGCCGCGGAGCCGCTGAACCGCACGCCCGCAACCCCGGCTGCGGTGATGTCGGCGTTGGTGATGCTGATGACCTCTGCGCCGGCCGCATAGACCTTGATGGTGGACCCTATCGCCTGTAGCGCCATGCGGAAGCTGCCACCGACCGATAGCGAATACGCGGCGTTCGTCAAGAGCGTCGGGGTGCCGCTTACTACCTTGTATAGCTCGAACTCCTGCCCTGTCGCCTCGTATCGCACGAAGTAATATGAGGCGGTCGCGTCTGGTCCGCTGATCCGCACCGCAATGCCGGCCTCCGTCGAGCCAGCGCCTACATAGTGGACATCAGCTGCTACGTGATAGTCCGCTGACGCAGGCGCGCCTGAGTTCTTGTAGGCAAAAGTCCCAGTGCTGCTGTGCCTCAGTCTGCCCGCATTGCTGATGCGGCCGGCCGCCGCAAACCCGCCGATCGTTGACCATGCGGCGTTGTAAGCCGACAGCTCCGTTCCGGAGGTGCCGCCGAACTGCTCGTTGACGAATTCCGCCATCTCAGGCACCTGCAGCGCGAATAGCCGTGTCGTAATCGAGGTAGTCCACTTGCGTGCCGGAGTACCAGCTCACCGTAAGATCACCAGCATGCCCCTCGGGACTGCGCGGCGTGAATGCATGAACGCTGCTACCGCTCGTGATGTCAGCCGTCTTGCTCCAGGTCGCGCCACTGTCGCTGGTCTCCCAAAGCTGAATCTCATTCCATGAGCCAACGCGCTTTGAGAGGTAGGCCTTCGTCGGGTCGTTGCCGTCGAAGCAGGCCTGGCCATCGCTGTACGTCTGCGTGTCGATGCTGCCGCCAGAGGGTGTGATCTCGGTGTGCACCCACGCTAAACCAGTCCAACGGCTGAACATATGCCTATGGTCGGTCCCAGGCGTCACGTACTTGACCCACAGCACCCAAGGATGGCCATCCGGACCGGTCGCAATGTCCCAGGCCCAGCCGTCCTGCGACGTGCCGTCATAGACGAGCGTGGCATTCGCTGGCGTCAGCGGAGCGGCACCAATCAGCGTGCCGTCTGACTTGTAGTAGGTTTCCGTGCCGCCCGCGTCTGAAATCATGTACCCGTGGTACAGGGAGTTCGCGACCTGGGCGGGATTTCCAGTCGAGAAAACGAAGTCGACACGTGACACCCCGTCCGAATACACCTGTGGGTACGGGCGCTGCGAGCCATTGCTGATCACCACCCTGTCCGTGTCCCAGGTTGAGCCATCCACGGTGGCACGCATGCGCTGCGCCCAGCTGCCAGCGCGATAGAGCATGTAGGTCTTGCCGGTGACGCTCAACTGGAACGTCAGGTTGTAGGCCATCCCGCCGCCCGAGTTCAAGACATCGACGGTCGTCTGCGGACTCCATGCACTGATGTCGTAGGCGGAGGTGCTGATCCTCATGCGCATCTCGCCTGTGTCGTTGTGCTTGCAGTACAGGCACATGATTCGGCCATCGGGCAGGATGCTGATGGTTGCGTTGTCGTGCCCGTTGACCTCGAAAGCTGCCGCCAGCGTGAAGCTGGTCAGCGCCTGCGTGGCGTGGACGTACTTGGTGATGCCGACATCGCCGCTGGAATTCACCCAGCCGAAGTACGTGGCACCGTTCCTGTACACCACACTGGGCCCGGAGCCGATCGTTCCATTCCCGTCTGCGATGACCTGGAAGGGCGCGAGCGGATTGACCACCGCCGGCTTGCTGAAGCCGTATGCCCTGGCGCGCTGCGGGATTGCTCGCACGAGGAACCCCGGCGTTAGAGCTTGAAGATCTTGTTGGCGCCGTTGCTCCAGGCCACGTCAACCTGCGTGGCGCCTGCGCTCACTGGCAAGCCCGTAGCGGTGTCGATGTAGCAGAGGAAGCGCGAAGTCGCCTCCACGCCGGTGTCAACGCAGATGGCGACTGCCTCGATCGTGGGGGCGGCCACCAGGCCGGTGAAGCTGACATCGTCGGCGTCGAGAACGCCGTCGGTGGTCGTGACGTTCTGCAGCGTGACCGCGGAGCCGATGCGGGCGCCGCTCGGGATGTCAGCAAGGAAGTCGTGCGCGGAACTGTAGGTGTAGACCGCGGTGTCGATCAGGTAGGCCTTGGCCGTGCCCGTCGCCAGGATGGCGTCGAGCGCGGCCTTCTTGGTGGCCGGGAGGACTGCATTCGCCATTTCGAGGGCTCCTTCGGGCGCGCAGGACCACGAAGGAGCCCAGCCGCGTCATCGCATGACGGCGGCCACTTTCGGCGCGGGATCATTCCAAAACTAGGGCCCCGAAATTTGGAGATCAGACCTCTATTTCTGCCGCCACCGCGACATCTGGCTGGGCTGCCGCGGTCTGGTCACGCGCCCGAATCGAGTAGACGTGCGACAGCGAGCACTTCGCCCGGTCGGCCACTTCAGCCGGCGCGACCCCATCGCCCAGCAGCTTGCGCACCAGTTCGTCGCGCTGCCTGCGCTGTCGAACAGGCCGCTTCCGCGGATAGATCCGGAACCGGTATTCGCCGGCGTCCGCCATGTCCGACAGCACCTCCTCGAGGATGCCGGGCAGCTCTTGGCGGACGACAGACCAGACCGCGGTCTGCAGCCCTTCGTGGCTGGACGCGCGCTCGGCCAGGCGGCGGATGATCGAATCGCGCTTCAGGGTTGCCATTTGCACCTCGGGTGGTTTCCAATCGGGCTCTCCCTTCTCCGATTCACCACCACCCAGGCCCCGCGGCGCGTCAACGCTGCGGGGCCTTTTTCATCGCGTCAGGTTCTCGATCAACAGCACGTTGAGGTAGAGGCTGAGCATCGGCGGCGACATCGAGCGCACGTCGGCCTGGCCGCCGAGCGCCATCACCATGTTCTGCAGCTGATGCACATGCCAGTCCTGCAGTTCACCGCGCTCGATGGCGCCAGCGCACGTTGAAGGCGGCGGGGTTGATGTTGGTCGGGATGAGCATGGTCAGGCTCCGGCGTTGTTGTCGCGAGTTGGCTCGGCCGCCGCATTGACGATCCGCCCCACCTCGCGACCGTCCTGCATGAGCAGCACGATGCCGGGCGGCAGCTTCGGGTCCAGTGCCTTGTAGACCGGTGACGGCCACAGCGGCGGTTCCGTGTGGAGCAGCACCTGCAGTTCGGTCAGCCTGTCGATGTAGCTCTGCCTGTGGCGCCGACCCATCGCGTCGTCGCCGAGCGCATCGGGGTCTTCCATCGCCTCCAGCATGCGGGACACCGCGGCTCGCAGGGCAATGGCGTGGCCTTGGCCCATCAGGGTGCCGTTGATGGTGATGATGGGTTCGGTCACTCATCACCCCTTGGCGTCAAGCATTGCGTCCACGCGGGCGGCCGCGCGACGCAGTTCTTCGCCGAACGCGCGCAGTTGCTGCCTCGAGCCGCTTTCGCTGATCTTGGCGCCCTTGAATTCAGTGAACAGGTCGATGATGCTGTCCAGTTTGACGGCGACCGTGCCGAACTCCAGCCCCTCGGAAAACGGCGGCAAGTCGGGCGCATCCCCAGGCTGCCCGCCAACGTGCTCCAGGACGCACACGCGCAAGGCGCCGGCATCACCGATCTCGACCACGAGGTCGAAGCCTTCGATCTGCCCAGCAATGGACCAAGCGCGGTCCAGCGCCGCCGATGCCTTCTCCTGGAGGGCCTCGAACTCGGCCATCGATTCCTGTAGGCGCTGCTGGGCGCGGTTCGTGGCGACGCGGAGTGTTGATGTGCGTGTGATGCTCATGGGGTCCATCCTCCAAATCGGCCGCGCACTCGGCGGCCCTTCCGTGCGGCAATAGGCCGCGGGGCCGGCGCATCGAGCGCTGGCTGCGTTTTTTCGGGAGCGGCGGTGTCCGCGGCTGGGCCGGCCGGTTTCGCGGGCTCCTGCACGGGTTGTGCGGTGGACGGCGCTGCTGGGGCGGCTGGCGGCGCGGCGGTGGCGCGCTTCGGCGCCGACGGGGCGCGTTTCGTCGCCACGATGACGGCTTCCGTCGCGTCCGAGGCGGCCCGGCGCAGCGCGGCGCGCTGCAGGATCCGGCTCTCGATGGCATCCCACTGCCGGGCGGTGCGCAGGTGCAGCTTCAGCTCGCGGCTCAGCCACAGGCAGCCGACGGTGCAATCCAACGCCTCGTTCCGCCGGTCGGTGCGCTCCTGCCATTCGCGGACCCGCGGGTTCTTCTTGCTGGGCACCTTCATCTCGCCGAGCAGTTGCTCGAAGAAGTCGTCGCGGACACCCTCATACCAGTGCATGCGGCCCGGGCCGGTACCGGTCAGCCGCACCCGGCCGCCGTGCTGCGCCCAGCCGAGGATCAGGTCCTTCGCCTTCGCGGCGCCGATGGTGCGGACGCGGACGCCGTACTTCGCCGCCTTCGTCGGCTTCTTTCCGGGGTCGATCGATGTGCGCGCCGGGGTCCAGATCTCGACGCGGCCGACGCCATCGGATGCGCCCTTGGTCGCCCTCACCGGCCGGCCGTCGCGGTTGTGCTTCCGGACGAAGGCGTAGACGGCGTCCGAGGTCTGGCCGTCGCCGGAGTCGATGCCGATGGCAGCGATGGAAAGCGGCTCGCCGCTGGCGTGCAGCACGGCGCGCTCCATCAGTTGCTCCAGCTCGAGCCAGGCGCCGGCATGCTCGACCACGGTCTTGCCGTAGACCTCGCCCCAGTGCGCGAGCCACGCCTCTTCGCCGCGGCCGATGACCCACGCCGTGATGGCCAGGCGGTCGTGCTGGACGTCGACGAACATCACCGGCACCAGGGCGGCGGCCGGGCAGGTCCATTCGGCATAGGGCTCGGCGCGCTCGCGGAGTTCGTCCTCCTGCGGCAGGTCGCCGCGGAACTCCCACGGGAGGCCGCGCGTGCTGTTCCAGAACGCGACCATCAGCGTCGCGTCCCCCTGCTCCAGCGCGTGGTGGGCCACCAGGAACTTGCGGGCGAGCTCGGGCACGCGGCTGCCGTCGAAGGTGCTCAGGAGCTCCGACAGGAAGAAGCCCGGCGTGCTGCTCTCGGCCGTCGGCTCCCAGCCGTAGAGCGGCGGCACCCGGGCGGCGCGGCGGATGTTCTCGATGCGATCGTCGTCGCTCCAGATCGAGCCGCAGTGCGGGCAGGCGTAGTAGGCGTCCTCCCACCTGGCGCGTCCGTAGACCTCGCGCTCGGGCCACTTCGCATCGAGCTCGGCGCGCGGCAGCGCGAGGTCGTCCTCGCTGAGGCGGAATCCCGGGATGGTGACGTGATCCCAATCCGGCGTGTGCAGGCCGCCGCAGTCCTGGCAGGCCGCCTTGAACACGCGGCGGTCTGTCGACCGCATCTCCGCGACGATGAGCGACGTCTCCTTCGCCGTCGGCGTGCCGCCGATCAGCTGCAGGTCATCGGGCGCGTAGGTCTTCGTGCGCTCGCCCAGCAGCGCAATCGCGTTGCCCTGCCCCTTCACGTTGCGGCTGGTGTCGTCGGGTTCCTCGACGATGCCGACGCGGCCCGAGGTCGACTTCACGTCGCTGGGGCTGTTCGAGGCCACCAGCTTCAGCAGGCCGCCCGGGAACTTCCGCCTCGTCGTGCCGGTGCCGGGCGCCCGGGTCTTAAGGTTCACCCGCTCGGCCAGCGCCGGCGTGGCGCGGATCATCGGCTCGAGCTTTTCGGCCGCAAAGTCCTTCGCCGATTTCTCGCGAGGGAACATGGCGACGATGGTGCTCGGCCGCCAGTGGATGTGGTACCCGATGACGTTGCACGCCACGCCGGCGGTGTAGCCGACCTGCGCGCTCTTCTGCACGATGATGCGGCGCACGTCCGGGTCGCTGGCGGCCATGAGGATGCCGCGCAGGGCCGGGGTCTCCTCGAGGCTGTAGTCGCCTGGGCGCGCGGTCTCCTCCTCCGACATCTTCCGCCGCGTCTCCGCCCATTCGACGATCGACAGTTCGCGCCGCGGCGCCAGAGCCGCCAACGCGCGGCCGCGGGCGGCCCGTATCGACGCCTGGGCTTCGGCGGTGCTGAGGACGCCCTGCGGCACGCGAGCGTTCACGGCGCGGCCTCGTCGGCCTGGGCCCAGTCAGCCATCGTGCGCAGGAACTCGTCGTGCACTTCGCCGATCAGGCGCTCGCGGGCCTTGACGTCGGTCGCCTTCGCCAGCTTCCGAGCCAGCGCGCGGCGCGAGCGCTGCAGCTGCTCGCGCGCGGCGACGCAGGCCGCCGTCCACATCGGCTCGACCTCGGCGGCCGGGATCAGAAGCTTCTGCTTCTCGGCCAGGCGCATCGCGATCTCGTCGCCCTGCAGGCGGAACACACGATCGCGCTGGGACTCGCCCTGGACCTTGCCGACCTCGCGCTTCACGAGCCAGTCGATGCAGGCCGGGAGGTCGTATTCGCTTGGGATGCCGCGGGAGCCGCGCACGGCGATCGGAAAGCCGGCCTCCTGCCACTCGACGATGGTCTTGGGCGCGACGCCGAAAGCCTCCGCGATGCGTTCCTGGCCGACCACGCGCATCCTTACTTACCCCCGGGGACCCGGCGGAACTGGACACAGATCGCGCCGCAACAGAGG